GATAAGAATTGTATGATTGTTGCCAACAAAGGTGATACTGCAATTGAGATTGTTGATAAAGTAAAGTCAATCTATACTTTACTTCCTTTCTTCTTAAAACCGGGTGTGAAGACTTGGAATCAAAAGTCACTTACCTTTGAGAACGGCTGTAGAATAAAAACATCTGCTAGGTCTAAGACTCCTGCGATTGGTTTTACCATTGACGTTCTTTACTTAGATGAGTTCGCACATATTCCATCGAATATCATTGAACCATACTATACTGCTGCATTCCCGACGGTTTCTGCGGTACAAAACTCAAAGATTATTATTACATCTACTCCAAATGGTATGAACTTATTTCATAGGTTACTTACCGATGCTGAAAGACCTGATGGTGATCCTATGAAGAATAACTACAGGCCTATGAGAGTTTATTGGTATCAGGTTCCTGGTAGGTTTGTCACTTATATAAGACTTAATCATCACAAGCTCTATGAGTATGGTGTTACTAAAGACGAAATATTCAAATTGGTACAAGATCAATTTGGTTTGGTTACGGAGACAAAGATTGAATTCAACCTGGACCAACAAAAGGACGTTATACATGTATTCAACAATGATAAGTGTACAGACGAAGAGGTGAAATCACTTTATTTTCTTGACAAAAATGGATTCGAAACTTCTATATTAGCAATTGCAGAGTTGACTACTTGGAAAGATGAGGTGGTGAAAGATATTGGTGGTGAGGATGCATTTAACCAGGAGTATGGTCTTAGATTCATCAATTCGAGCAAGTCACTTTTGAATGAAACCATAATAGATGACCTTTTGAAATCGAAGAAAAATTATGTATATGAAGAGATTTTTGAGTTTAAGAATAAATTAAGATTTTTGTATGAGGATCTTAAATGGGTTGATGATGATGAGGCACACATACCTTTGAAAAGAAAAGAATATAAATATGTTCTTTCGGTCGATATATCAGAGGGCCTTGGACAAGATTACTCTATCATAAACATATTCAAAGTTTCTGAAAAACCGGTGGATCTTATAGAAACACAAAAGCACAAATATAAATCCATCACAGATTTTTTTAGACTTGAACAGGTTGGTATTTATAGAAACAATTTTGTATCTGTAAAGCAACTAGCAGAACTTCTTTATCTTATAGTGTTTGAATACTTGAATCCTGAGAATGTAAAAGTGGTTCTTGAGCTTAACAACTATGGAAATACACTATTGGCAGAGATGCCACATGTATTTGAAGGAAACAACAACTATGGTTCTTCTGTATTTGTTAGGTATAAACATAGAATCGATTCAACAGAAGAAAAAATTGGTTTAAAAGTCGGTGAGAATAAGAACATGATGGTTAAAGACTATCAAGAGCTTATGTATAGTAGAGGATTTAACATCACGAATGAAGATAATATCAGAGAGATAACAACTTTTGTTAAACACGTCACCACTGCGGGTAATGTAAGATATGCTGCGGATGTGGGACATGATGATACTGTAATGACCGTTGTCAACGCAACTTCTATATTCTCAAAATTAGAGTTTAAGGAGATGGTTGAGGAATGGGGTAATAAAAATAGTCCCAAAGAGTTCATGAGCTATGTAAATGAGTGTATGAGAAATTTGGATTATGTACAGGGTGTTGATTATGGTCAACTTCTTAATGTTAGGAGACAAGTTATATCACGAAACAAAATTACAAATTCCGGTTACAATCCAAATGGAATAAATTGGTTTAATAAAAAATAAAAGCCAATTAAATAATTGGCTTTAATTAGTTTGCTTCCATTGTTACTGAAAGTCCTGCAGATTTTAATTTTTCTTTCATTGTAGAGATTGTATCATAATCTCCGTATTTAACATCACATATACCTTTAAAGTGTACTATGTGTGCACATTGATTTGCTTGATCCTCTTCGTGATCACATATTTTCATAAGACATGTTATTACCCAATCAAATGAATTATAGTCATCATTATGTAGATCAATTCGATAAGGCTTTGAAAGAATTTCTTCAACCTTTGATTCTACTTGTTCTTTAATTTTAGTCATAGATTTTATCTTATTTTTTGTTATATATATTTTTATTATATACTAAAACCTTGAATAGTTGTCGATATTTTGTTGACAACATCCACTATTTCGCTTTTAATACCATTTTGTTCTTTTGCCCACTCTATGAACTTAGGAAGATGTTCTGCTCTATCATCATAGAACTTCAATTCATCAACTTTCAACTTTTTAATCGTTCTCTCTAGTAGATTACATTTGAATATGAATGTATCACTACCCCAGTTTAAATGTACTTCATCAAATTCTATATTATTATCTCTAAGAATTTTTTCTACATTATCTCTCATTCCTGGTACTTTATCTAATCTTCCTGTTGCCAAAATAACATAAGCATCTGGGTCAGCTACTGCTTCCAGATATTTTTGGTAAGTCCATTCGTTCTTTGGAATATCGAATATCTCATCATTGATAGATTCTGGTTTACCCCACCATCCTCTATGAGGCCATTCTGTTCCGGTTTTTTCTTTCCAAACTTCTTTCCCTATCTCTGGGAGTGGTGTATGAAATAATGTGTCATCAAAATCAAAACAGATAAGTCTTTTATATTGCATAGGGTACTTTTTATTTTATATACAAATATATATAAAAAATTTTGATATATAAATTAAAATATATAAAAAATATGAAAACATCTCTTCAACGAAATATATTACTCGTCTTAGCAATAGTATTTTTGTTTTTGTTTATTAGATCTTGTAATGGAAATGATAGACAAATAAATACACTTAAACAAAATGTATTTACATTAAAAGACTCTCTAAGAACATATAAAGATAAGACTGGACAACTGGTTTATGAAAAGGGTGCTCTTATTTCCGAAAATGGTGATTTAAAAAGTTTAAATGTTGATTTGGCAAACGAAGTTAAAAACTTAAAAGACCATCCATTGGTTGTTATTAAAACCGTAGTAAAAGTAGTACATGATACTACTTACATTGAAATAAAATCTACAAATACTGGTAAATGGAATGGTAATACCTTTACACAAAATTTTGAATGGGATTTAAACAATAAATATTCGTTGGAAAATTATAGACTAATAGAAGGTAATTTTGACATATATGTTGATAGTACATTCAAATTATCTACTTCTAAAATGAAGATAGTTAAAGATGAGTTTAGTATGGGTATGTCAACAGGACTAACTGAAAATAAAGATGGACTTCTTGAAATCTTTGTTAAAAGTGATTATCCTGGATTTAAAGTTTCTAAATTAGATGGGGCTCTTATAGATCCTAAGAAATCGGATGTATTGAAAAAGTATTTTCCACCAAAAAGATGGGGCTTAGGAATCTATGGTGGTTATGGAATAAGCTTGAATCCTATCACATTTATACCGGCAACTGGTATTCAAATAGGTGTTGGCATTCAATATAATATACTTCAATGGAATTTTAAAAAGTGAAAAAAAACGATATTTTTTACTTAATATATAACTATATAAAAAATTAAACCAAAACATGAAACATATCAGACAATTTGAAAGTTTTAGAGTTCAGAAAAACAGACAAGAAATAATCAGCGAAGCTGTTCTTCAAGTGAACGATATCTATAAGGTTAAAACGATGATTGATATTCCACAATCTTTAATCAATTCTTATGTTAAGAAAGTTAAAGACACGACAGGAAAAAATCTTCGTCAGTTTTTCGGTGATGTTGACATCGCAGAAGAGATTGTAAAATACATAACTCTTAACAATACAGACGTAGAGAAGATTCCTGGAAACGCTTTAATGGGTGGTGCTCAAGGACAGGGTCAGGGACAGGGTCAAGGACAAGTTCAGGTACAAACTGAAGGTGAGGCACAAACTCAAGGACAGGAACAAGCTCAACCACAGGCTCAACCACAGGCTCAACCACAAGGACAGGCTCAACCACAAGGACAGGGTCAAGAACAAGCTCAACCACAAGGTCAAGCACAGGATGCTGATTTTGAAGAGCCACAAGGACAGGGTCAAGAACAAGCTCAACCACAAGGTCAAGGACAAGGTCAAGGACAAGGTCAAGGACAAGCTCAAACTGGTCAAGGACAGGGTCAAGCTCAACCACAAGCTCAAGGACAGGGTCAAGGTCAAGCTCAAGGACAGGGTCAAGGTCAAGGACAGGGTCAAGGTCAAGCTCAAGGACAGGGTCAAGGTCAAGGACAGGGTCAACCACAAGGACAGGGTCAAGCTCAAGGACAGGGTCAAGCACAAGAAGAAGAAGATGAAGAAGAACTTCCAGCTTAATAAAAATACTAGTATCTAGAAATTAAAACTCATCAGAAATGATGAGTTTTTTTATTTAAT